CTTCTAGTTCTGGAACTCAAACCAGTGACAGAAAAGCCATTGGCCAAATGACAATGGATGAGCTGATGGCTGCCACGAATCGTATGCGAGCAGAGAAAGCCTACAATGATGCTTACAAAGACCTCAATCCGTCTCCACAAGTTTCAAGAGGAGCCCAGTTTATAAAGAGTCTTGGATCATCTATTCTCAAGAATGGCGTCGAGAACTTTGTAGGAAAGACAGTCTCTGGCTTAACAGACAAAATAGCAGAGAAGTCTGTGGCGGCTGCGACAAAGAAATTGTTCGGTGTAAAGAACACAGATCTTAGCAAGACTCCGGAAGAGCTGGAAAGAATGGAAGACGATGTTGTTCAAGACATAAAGAATAAGTATGCGAACATCGCAGCAATAAGGGTTACTCAAGAAGCTATGAAGAATCTCGGCGAGTTTACAGATAAAGATGGCAAGGCTCATCCATATCAGCAAGCTCAAGCGGCATTTAGCCCTTATAAGAAACAAAAGTAAAGGTGGTGTGTTATGCTAAGCAATACCGCAGTACCGAAATACTACGGGATGTTTAGAGACGCTGTTCTGTCAGGTCAAATCCCGGTATGTAAGACGATCTCTATGGAGATGAATCGTATAGACAAGCTCATAGATGATCCACGATACTATTACGATGATGAAGCTGTAAATGGTTGGATTAATTACTGTGAGAATGAGATGACCTTAACAGACGGCTCTCCGCTTAAGCTGTTAGACACATTCAAATTATGGGGCGAACAGATATTTGGCTGGTATGAATTTGTTCCGATGTCTGTATATGTTGAAGATGCAGACGGCCATGGCGGACGGTTTGAGAATCGAATTGTCAAAAAGAGATTGATCACAAAGCAATACTTGATAGTAGCCAGAGGTGCCGCGAAATCGATGTATGCTGCATGCATACAAGCTTTCTTCCTAACTAATGGTCTCACAACGCATCAGGTTACAACTGCTCCAACGATGCTTCAAGCAGAAGAGGTTATGTCACCTATAAAAACTGCTATTGTACGCGCCCGCGGACCTCTTATGAAGATGATGACATTTGGTAGTCTTAACAACACAACGGGCTCGTTAGCGACCAAGGTCAAGTTAGCATCTACAAAGAAAGGTATACAGAACTACATAAACAATTCGCTACTCGAAGTAAGACCTATGACCATAGATAAGCTTCAGGGTCTAAGAGTGAAAGTGGCAACTGTAGATGAGTGGCTTTCTGGCGACATACGAGAAGATGTCATAGGCGCTCTCGAACAGGGTGCAACTAAGAATGAGTCCGGAGCATTGGATGATGATTACCTCATTATTGCAACTTCATCAGAAGGTACAGTGCGTAATGCAGCCGGCGATACGATCAAAATGGAATTGATGGACATACTTAAGGGAAAGTATCGTCAAGAGCACACATCAATCTGGTATTATAGATTGGATGATGTTAAAGAGGTTGCATATTCCGAACTATGGATTAAGGCTAATCCGAATATCGGTAAGACAGTGACCTATGAAACATATATGCAAGATGTGGAAAGAGCAGAAATGGCTCCTGCCACAAGGAATGATATTCTGGCAAAGAGATTTGGAATTCCTCTGGAAGGATTTACATACTTCTTCACATACGAAGAGACCAAACCGCACAGGAAACAGTCATTCTACAACATGCCGTGCGCCATGGGAGCAGACCTTTCGATGGGCGATGACTTTTGTGCGTTTACGTTTATATTTCCTCTTTCTGATGGTTCATTCGGAGTTAAAGCCAAGAACTATATTACGTCTGATACATTGATGAAACTTCCATCCGCACTGCGTATTAAGTATGATGACTTCTTAGCAGAAGGATCACTGACAGTTCTCAATGGAGTTATACTAGACTTGAATGATGTGTATGATGATCTTATGAACTTTATACAATATAGTCAGTATGATGTCCGAACCTTTGGATATGACCCGTATAATGCAAAGGAGTTTGTCGAGAGATGGGCTAGAGAGAATGGACCATTCGGATTAGAGAAGGTTATACAGGGTGCTCGTACAGAATCCGTACCGTTAGGCGAAATTAAGAACCTGGCTCAAAATAGAATGCTTAGGTTCGACGAGGAAATCATGAGCTTTACCATGGGTAACTGTATAACGATGGAAGATACAAATGGTAACCGGAAACTTTATAAGCAGCATAGAGAGGATAAGATCGATTGCGTCGCAGCTATGATGGATGCATTTGTTGCTTATAAGCTTAATAAAGATGCATTCGATTAAGGAGGCTGATTATGGAGTATATAGCACATAGAGCATCTCATAAGTATATACAGAAAGTGCGAACTAAGAGCGGTAAATGGAGATACATATACTCGAGACCGCACGGAAGAAAAACAGGATCTTCATCAGGACAAGCTGAAGTGCACGGAAGGGATGCAGCTTTCGACGAATATCAGAAATGGGAGGCACAGGATCTAGTTAGAAGAGATCAGGCAAGAAAGAACGGTTCCACAGATGAATATCGTACCGATAAAGTATCGAGCGAAAGATACCCATGGCGGTATACAACGTATGCTGTTCCAGCAGACAGTCATAATGCAGAAAACTCAAGAAACAGAAGAATAGCAGCGCGAGCATCGACTGAAGGTAGAAGAAAAGAGCAAATGGCAGAAAGAAAAACTCATAAGAATACAGAAAAATACTTAAATACGTTATATAAAATGCCACTCGGTTGGCTACTTAAAGCATATGTAGACAGGTCAAAAAAGAAGAAATAAGGAGGCTCATAAATGGGATTCATAGACAGAGTTAAGTCTGGGTGGAATGCCTTTCTAGGTAGAGACCCGACTCAAAATACAATTATGGCTGATCCGTTTGTGGCACCGATGACCTATATAGGATCTGCATCTTCTTATAGACCTGATCGAGTCCGTCTATCCAATGGTTCAGAAAAGACAATAGTCAATTCGATATACAACCGCATTGCGATAGATGTCGCATCTGTAGAAATACAGCATGTCAAACTCGATGAAAACAACAGGTTTATGGAAGAGATAAAAGATGGATTAGATAACTGCTTGACAATATCGGCAAATAAAGATCAAACCGCTTCGGCATTCATACAAGATGTAGTATTATCTATGTTCGATGAAGGATGCGTGGCTGTCGTGCCGATCGATACAAGTACTAATCCAAAATTCACAGATTCATATGATATTCTTTCGATGCGTACGGCATCCATTGTTGAGTGGTATCCAGACTTTGTAAAGGTCAAAGTATACAACGATAGAACTGGGCAAAAGCAGTTTCTAAGAGTTCCTAAATCAAAATGCGCGATTATAGAGAATCCGTTCTATTCAGTTATGAATGCGCGAGATTCGACTATGAACAGATTGAAAAGGAAGTTGGCCTTATTGGATATTGCTGATGAAAACAATACATCTGGTAAACTTGACTTGATCATACAGTTACCTTATACAATACATTCGCAAGCATTGAAGCAGAGAGCAGAAAGCCGAAGAAAGAGTATAGAGGATCAGCTTACCGGCTCAAAATACGGAATTGCTTATGCGGATGCAACTGAGAAGATTACTCAATTGAATAGGGCTGTAGAAAACAATCTCAAAGAACAGATCGACACATTAACTGAACAGATGTATACTCAGTTGTCTATTACGCCAGAGATATTAAACGGTTCGGCAAATGAGCAAACAATGATCAATTACAACAACAGAACAGTGGAACCGATTCTTGGAGCGATAACCGACGAGTTCAGGCGGAAGTTCTTAACTAAAACCGCAAGAACCCAGGGCCAGTCGATTATCTACTTTAAAGATCCATTCAAACTTATTCCTATCAGCTCGCTTGCTGATATAGCAGATAAGTTCACAAGGAACGAGATTATGTCGCCTAACGAGATTAGACAGGTTGTTGGTATGAAGCCGTCTAAAGATCCGAAAGCGGATGAACTTCGTAATAGGAACATATCTCAATCTGATGCAGAGCTTGAAGCTAAAGGTCAGATACCTGCTCAAGGTGGAGAAGATGCTGAAGGAATAGGAAATTTAGAAGCAATTGGTAAAAGATTTATAGAGGAGGCATAAAATCAAAATGGGTAAATCAAAGTATGATTTCTCAGGATATGTCGCTCGCTATGGAGTCACATGCTCGGATGGCACTACTATTATGCCTGGCTGCTTCTCGCATCAGAACGGAGTTAGAGTTCCGTTGGTATGGAACCATAATCATGATGATCCAGATCTTATACTTGGTCATGCTGACCTTGAAGCAAGAAATGATGGATTATATGCTTATGGAGTATTCAACGATGGACCAAAAGCCGAGGCAACAAAGACGTCCATGATTAATGGTGATATTGATTCACTATCTGTTTGGGCAAACCATCTTCAGAGAAATGGCGGCGATATTTATCATGGCGACACGAAGGAAATATCTATGGTGCTTTCTGGTGCCGATCCTACGGCTTATGTCGATTGGATGAGCTTCGCGCATGCTGATGGGTATGTCGACGATAATGACTTCGAAGCGATGATGTATTTTGGGGACAAGATTGCCATGAACACAGGTGGCAAGGAGGATGCGATGAAAGATAATGCGGCAATAGCTCATTCCGAAGAGGGAGCCGAGGCATCAAACGGTGGTAAAACCGTTGAGGATGTCATTAACTCTATGACAGACGAGCAGCGTAATGTGATGAATGCTCTCGTTGGTATGGCGCTCGACTCTAATGGCGAGGGCGACGATGATGAAGAAGAGGAGGAATCCGAAGTGAAACACAATGCGTTTGAATCTAAAGCGAATCACAATGCGTTTGAAAACGAAAACGGCAATGATCAGATGGATGTTATAAGCCACTCTGATATGGAAAATTATGTAGAGCAGGCTAAGAAGTCGAGAATGTCTCTTCGTGATGTTCTTGCTGACGCAGGCATCGACGACCTTCAGATAGTTGGTAATGGCGGAAGCATAGCTCATGCAGATGAGAATTATGGCGTAAGACCGATCGACTGGCTGTTCCCGAATGAGACCGAGCTTAACAGAACTCCCGAGTTTATAAAGAGGGATACTGGCTGGGTTGGATCATTTATGGGATCTGTTCATCACACACCGTTCAGCCGTGTAAAGACAACCTTCGCTAACATCACAGAAGATGAAGCAAGGGCAAGAGGTTATATTAAGGGTAAGCAGAAGAAAGATGAAGTCTTCACACTGCTTAAGAGATCCACGACTCCTCAGACGATTTACAAGAGACAGAAGATGGATCGTGATGATATACTCGACGTTGAGATCGATATCGTTCCTTGGATCAAGGGTGAGATGAGGATGATGCTTGATGAGGAAATTGCTCGTGCAGCTCTCGTTGGCGATGGTAGGCTCTCATCTGATGATGACCATATCAAAGAAGATAATATTCGTCCTATTTGGAAGGATGCAGATCTTTATACTATTAAGAGCTATATGGAAGTTAAAGCTGGTGCAACAGATGACGAAATTGCTAAGAAGTTCATCCGTCTTGCAATTAAGTCAAGGAAGGACTATAAGGGATCTGGTAATCCGACTCTGTTCACTACAGAAGATATGCTTACCAATCTTCTCCTTCTTGAAGATGTTAACGGCCGTATTATTTACGATTCTGAGGCGAAGCTTGCGACAACTCTTCGTGTTTCTAAGATCGTTACCGTTCCT